CTTCACAGAGGTAGTGCCGGCGTCCGGCGACCTCTACGCCAATCCGGCGGCGTCGCAGCAGATGCTCGACGATGCGATGTTCGACGTCGAAGCGTGGCTGGCGCAGGAGATCGCGACCGAGTTCGCTCGGGCCGAAGGTGCTGCATACGTCGGCGGCACGGGCGTCAACCAACCGCTCGGGTTCCTCAGCTCGCCCAACTCCTCGGCGGTGGACAGCGCTCGGCCCATGGGGACTTTGCAGACGATCGGCACCGGTGTTGCCGGCGGCTTTGCCGGGACGGATCCCGAGGACGCGCTCATCGACCTCGTACAGGCGCTTCGCTCGCCCTATCGCCAGGGCGCGGTGTTCGTGATGAATTCGGCGACGGCCGCCGAAATCCGCAAGTTCAGGACCACGACGGGCGCATTCCTGTTCCAGCCGAGCCTGGCCGCGGGGCAGCCGGCGACTTTGCTCGGCTATCCTTTGATCGAGGCCGAGGACATGCCGGACATCGCGGCGGGATCGCTGTCGATCGCGTTCGGCAATTTCAAGGCCGGCTATGTGATCGCTGAGCGCAACGCGACGACGATCCTGCGCGATCCTTTCACGCACAAGCCGTACGTGCATTTCTATGCAACCAAGCGCGTTGGCGGCCAGGTGGTGAACTCCGAAGCGATCAAGCTTCTGAAGTTCGCCTGAGGCCGTGGGGGCTGAGGGCCCCTGACTCAGCCCCCAAAATGTCCGATCCTCTCGGCCCTGTCGGTGCATCATTTGCGCCTCCACTCGGGCTGAGGGGATCTGACGATGCCAAGCAACACTGCAGCGGCCGGCGCGAGCTTCACGCGACGCTCTATGCTCCAACTGACAGGAGCCGCTGCAGCGCTGCCGGCTGCTCCCTCGCACTCGAATATCCTGGAGAATCCGCGAATGTCATTCACGCCCAAGTTCGTCGATCTCGTGCGCAACACGACGACGACGATCGGGACTGCCGATTTCACGCTTGGCGCTGCGATGACGGGCTTCTCCAGCCTCACCGCCGTGTGCCAGGTCGGAGATTCCTTCTATTATTCGGCGATCGGCATCGACAAACCCGCCGAACGCGAAGTCGGCCGCGGCACGCTGCTCAGCGGCGGCGTGGTCAGCCGCGATCCCATCGGCGGCGTGAAGACGAACTTCTCGAGCGGTACAAAGGCGCTCGCACTGATCACCGCCGCCGAATGGTTCAACGATGTCCAGTCCGGAGCGTCATCAGGACCGCCGCTGGCTGCGACTCGTGCAGCAATGGCGTCGGCGACTCCGCAGCGGGTCGCGGTCCTTTCGGAGCCCGGGCGCGACGGGCTTTTCGTGTTCAGCCCGAGCGATGTTTCGGCGCTTGTCGCGGCCGATGCAGCACAGGGAATCTATGTCGCTCCGGCGAGCGATCCGAGCGGCAAGTCGGGCGCCTGGGTACGCCAGCACGACGGCTCGGTCAGCGTCAAATGGTTCGGCGCCAAAGGCGACGGAGTGGCCAATGACGGCGCCGCATTCACTGCCGCCATCGCCTACCTGAAGGCGACTGCTTCCAACGTCAGCTCCAACGGCTTCTACAAGAGCAGCACTGCGCTCTATGTTCCCGCCGGCAAATATTATCTCGGCACGACGACGCTCGAGATCACGCACACATTCAACCTCGTGGGCGCATCGTCGGGGAGATCCGACGTTGCATTCGCAACATTGCTGAAATGGGACGACGCCGTCAGCGGCGTTCGAATCGAGCGCTACGATACGTCCGGAACTGCAACTCTCGACACGGCCACGCATTTCGGCGGCGACGCATTCTGCATCAAGGACATGCGGCTGAGCGGCGGCTTTGCCGGAACGGAAAGCGAATCGCACGGCATCCACGCGAAGGCGCGCTTCACCGCGCAGAATGTGGCCATCGACAATTTCCCGGGTGACGGGATCTTCTCCAACGCGGATAGCGGCGGGAGCGGATCGAGCCAGGGCAACACGAACTGCAGCAGGCTGGACAATGTCTCGATTGTCGGCTGCCGCGACGGCCTTAACCTGACCGGCGGCGACAGCAACGCGTGGACGATCATCGATCTCGATACGACCGGCAATCGCCGGTGGGGCCGCAACGACACGTCATTCCTCGGCAACCATTATTTCGGCGGCCATGCGGCCGATAACGGCCTGGTCACGGGTGCTCCGCCGACCATCGTGACAGACAATGTGTACCGATACGCGGTCGCTTACGGACAGGAGCAGAACGCAAGCGTGACTGCTCCCACCGGCGGCGCGGACGTCCTCGTCGGAGGAGCCGTCGTTTGGTATTGCCTCGGCAACGGCGGCGTGAATGCGCCGCTGAACATCCCCGTCTGGACGAGTGGCATGGCCGTGCGCGCCGGCGGGGCGGCGCATTACGACAACGCCAATGCCCAGACCGTCGTCGTCGGGAGCTACACGGAAGGCGGGCAAGGTCCGGTCCAGGGTGAATATGGCGCGCTGTTGATCGGCGGAATGCAAGGCGCTGGAGTGCGCGGATCGATCGCGTGGCTGCGCAACCTTTCCGGCTATTTCACGATCGACAAGCTGAGTGTGAATTCAGCGTTCACGGGCCCGGGAACGAGCTGGTCCGTCGGACCGTCTGGAACAATGGCGCCGATCGACCTGTCGTTCGATTACCATACGACCGCGAACAACGTCACACAGAACTATTATTCGTGGTCGAACGGGCTTCCGACGATCGAATATTCGCTGATCGTCAACAAGCCGAACGGAACCGTTCAGAACGCTCGCGTCGGCCACTTTTTCGAAGTTGGCGGGGCAGTAATCCAGTCGATCGATTCAACCGGAATCGGCCTGCAGTCGGGGAAGGTCCTGAAGGTGAACGGCACGCAGGTCGTGAGCGAGCGCCAGACGGGCGCGCCGCCCGACGCGACGGACCTCGCAAGCGCGATCGCTTTGGTGAACGATTTGAAGGGCAAGCTCATTGCCCACGGGCTGATCGCATGAGCATCGGCGCGGAGCCCATTGGCGAGGAACCGATCGCTGCCCAGCCAAGCGCGACATCGGGCAGCAAGGGCGGACCGCCGCCAAAGCGCACGGCGACTGCAACATCCGACAGCGTCGCTCAGCCCGAGCCGCGCTGAGCCTCACAAACACAAAGGACGGCAATGACACTCTTGCTGAAGGACCCCGATGCGGTCCTCGATTATGCGATCGACTGGGGCGCAGAATATTTGTCGACCGACGATCTGCTCACCGAAAGCAGCTGGTCGGTGACGCCTGACGAAGCAGACGGTCTGGTGGTCGTCGGGAGCGCTTTCGAGGACCGCATGTCGACGGTCCAGGCCGGCGGAGGAGTCGACGGACGGCTCTATCGGCTGGCAAATCGCGTCGTGACCCAATCCGGACGGATCGACGAGCGTTCGATCACGCTCCGCGTGGAGAAGCGCTGATGGCGGGCCTTGCGGAACCGATCGTGACGTTGAGCGAAGCGCAGGCGTACGTCCGAATTGAGACCGGCGAAGAGGAGGCTGTCGTCGCCGGGCTCATTCGCAGCGCGAGCGCACTTTGCGAGGCGTTCATCAACCAGATCGTCGTGGCGCGCTCTTTCGATTGCCAGCTTCCGGCGAGCGGAAGCTGGGAGCGGCTGTCCGTTACACCGGTTCGCGCGATCGCTCAGGTGACCGGACTGGACTCCGACGGCGTGGAGGCCCCGCTCACGAGCGACGGCTACACGGTGGATGTGGATTTTGCCGGCGATGGCTGGGTCCGAGTCACACAAGCGACGGGCATCTCAAGCGTCAAGGTGAGTGGAACCGCGGGCCTGGCGAATGACGAGAATGGCGTTCCGGAGCCGATCCGCCAGGGCGTGCTTCGGCTGGTTTCGCACTTGTTCACCGCTCGCGACGGAGGGGGCGGCGAGGTGCCGGCAGCGGTCACCGCCTTGTGGCGCCCTTATCGCCGAATGAGGCTTGCATGACAGAGTTCGCTGGGACGCTGCGCGAGCGCGTCGTCATCGAGCGGCCGATCTCCGTCCGCAATGCAATGGGCCTTCAGGAACCCGGTTGGGAACAGGTCTGCAGCTGTCTTGCGGCGGTGGTCCTCGAGACGATCGGGGCGGAAAGCGAAGGCCAGGCGCTGAGCTCGATGCCGAAGTACCAGGTGACGATCAGGAAGCGCGACGAGATTGCGCTCGATCAGCGCGTAAGGTGGAGCGGGCGTAGCCTGATGGTCCGGCAGCTCCTCGACGACCCTCGCACGAAGGACCGGATCATGCTGCGTTGTGAAGAGGTGCGGGCATGATGGAACGGTTGCTCGATCGCGCGGAGGCGATCGCCACGTCCGCATTGCAGCGCAAGCTCGCCGATGTCGCCGACCAGCTTCGCGCCATTCTCGGGAACGCTGCGGTGCAGGTAACCGACAATCAGGTGGTGGCCAGCGGACGCAGTCTAATGAAGCGCTGGCTGTCCGATCCAAGCCTTCGCTTTTTCGCTGGAGGGCTCAAGTGAGCGCCGGCGGATCGCTTCAGACCGGCGTTGCGGCCGCGCTCTCTACGCTATCCGAGCTGACCGGCGTATTCGATGGGCCGCCGGCACGCGCGGCCTACCCTTATGTTGCGCTC